CAATCGAACACAGTATCTCCATGCTCAATCTAGAAATTCGTTTAGTTGAAGCACAAAAGGATGCAAAGAACCTAGAACCTATTGAAGCTGCTAGACGTGTTAATGACTTGCAGCAGAGAGTATTAGAAGAGCAAAGAAAGCTTATTCAGGCCGAGTACGAAATAAGAAAAGTGGCTATTGCTGATGAGCTACGTATTCTAGAAGCTGAAATACAAATGAATCAGAACAAGATTCGAGCAGATGCGGAGCGTCAAAGAATAGATGTGCAAAACGATCACAGCTACTTGACTGCTCTTGCTCAAACATACGAAAATAATATTACTGCACTAAATGACACAAATAATAACTTCTTGACTGCTCTAGCCGGGACCTTCTCCAATATCATAGCTGGTCTTGCTTCTAGCTTCAATTCAGCTTTCAGTGGTTTGAATGCTGCTCTTAATGCTGTGGGAATGGAAGGCACTTTCTTTGGAACAATATCTCCTACTGCTATTGCTGCGGAAGAAGCTGCTAGAGCCAGCACACAAATAGCTGACTCTATGAATGCTTACGTCGATTCTGCGAAAGAAATGACTGCGCATATAAATAGACGTGAGGAGCTTCTATTAGCACAACAACAAGAACAACTAACACAAGCTATTCGTCAAGCACAAATAGATGTTGCTAACGCCAGAACAGAGCGAGATCGAGCCTTAGCAGAAAATAAGATGAACAGCTTGATTGAGCAACAAAATGCGCAATCAAGACTGAACGATGCTGCGGGCGGTGGTAAAGACAATAAGAATGATGAAAAAGTAGATAAGATTATGAAGACTATCTACGACACAATCGAATCCTTAAAGTCTGCACTAAAGGATTTGATTTCTGGTGTTGTGCAAATGATAGGTGCTGCAGCTGTTGCAACAAAACAAGCTGCCCTAGATATTGCTGAAACTTTCTTGGCAATCGTTTCTGATATTTCTTCTTATATCTCAAATCACCTATCTGAAGTTCAATCACAACTAAATGAATCTCTGGAAAACGAAAAGTCACTTAGGGCTGAATTACTAGATCAGACTAAGCAATTGACTGAAGCCCATAAAAAGTATACGGATGCTTTCTCTTTCAAGGATACTAACGTTGTTGAAGCTAGCGCAGAATACATAGAAAAGTTGTGGTCTCAAAAAGAAACAATGCTTGATCTTTCACAGGCTACTAGAAAGTCTGTTGCTCTAACTAAAGAAGAAAAAGACCTAACCAAGATACAAATAAACCAAACTGAGCTACTAAAGAAAGCCACTGAGGAAAGAAATGAGGCAGAGGCTAAACTAGAGCAAACCCAAAAGTTATTGTCTTTTGTAACGGATGCCCTATCTGGTAGCTTTACTGCACTTTCTGATAAGCTGATTGAAGTCGGGCAAACAGTCAATGCCGTGCTACAAATGCTAGGTATGGTTGGTGATGCGGGCTTGTCTTATACTGCACCCATCAATTCTATCTTTGGACAGTTTAGCGGGACCATAACAGACCTAGGAAAGACCATCAAGGAACTACAAGGAGCGAGAGCTTCTGGTAGTGCCGTTCCTTCTAGCTTTACGGGTTCTGCTTCTCAGTATGACTCTATGCTTAGTTCTTCCGGTAAATTAGTCGGAGGTATAGGTGGAGCCATGACTGGTTTCTCCGTAGGTTCTGCTATTTCTCAACTAGTAGGAGATGCTGGTTGGGCTACTACTATAGGCGGAACTGTGGGCGGAGCTCTTGCTGGATATTTCGCCCCTGCTATAACTAGTTTTATTGGTTCTATCGCTCCTAGTCTTATTTCTGGAGTTATGGGGACTGTTCTCAATGTTGCTATACCTATTGTTGGAAGCGTTATAGGCGCCTTGCTCGGTTCCCTGTTCAAGAAGACTCCAAAAATGGGAGCTTCTGGAACTTTTGGTGCAGAAGGATTCTCTATTGATAAGTTGTCTGCTTCCGGCGGGGCAAAAATGAGCAGCGCTAAATCTGCTGGTAACCTAATGAGCGACGTATTCAACAATATTGCTAGCTCTCTGGAACAAGTAGGCATAGAGTTTGTCGGAGTAATAAAGAGCTCCATCAACGTAGTCAAAAAGAATATGACCGCTTCTATTACTATGCACGGTCAAACAATAAAGTCTGGTGTTGCTGGAGGACAAGAAGCTGCTGATTTCTTCATGAACCAGTTTTTCAAGAATGTGCGCTACACTGACTTTGAGTTTGACGATTTTGCTCAAGGAATGTCTGTAATTAGAACCGTTGTTAGAAAGTTTACGGAAGACACAGCAAAGTCTGAAAGAACAGCTAAGAGATTCTCTGAAGTTATAGAGTATGCCCAAAACTTTGATAAGACCCTTTCTGAGTTGATAGGAACAGGAACTAGCATGACTCAAGTATTCGATATGATACAAAAGTCTGCCATGGCCAATAACTACGCGTTGACTGCTTATTATACTCAAGGACTACAAAAGGCTGCTGATTATCTAGGACAGAATACCTCCGAATATCAAGAATATGTAGCTGCTGTTAGACAAAATGCCCTTGCTCAAATAGGCCTAACGGAAATAATGGTTAATGGACAGAAAGAGATTGTGTCTATTGCCGATGCTATGAAAGACCTTAATACGGGTGCCATATCTGTGCGCAACATAGTAGAATCTGTTTCTGCTATGGCCGATGCGTTGCGCGTTGCAGGAATAACTGACGCAATGGGAGCAATTAACCTAGCTATCAATGAGTCTCTCAAGGATCTAGTATTGACAGTTAGAGATAATATGCAACAATCTTTGGATGTGTTGCGTGATCCTGCTAAAGCTATTCTTCCTGAGCTAGGTGCTATTGTCGATAATGCAAAAGCCATGACGCGTGAACTAACTGGCCAATACGATCAAATTCTAGCTGAAATAGATAACGGTGCCCAAATACAAAATGGTATTGTTGTTAGTGCTTGGAATAGTATTGGTCTTTCTATGGAGTTGGGCTATGAAAAAACAGTAGCATATCTCCGTGGTTTATCCGAAGCACAACTAGATGCTGCCGTGAATAGTGAAATTCTATCAGGTGCTGCACAAGAAATGGCTGAAATACTACTAGCTTCTGCTCGACTAATAAGTAATCAGAAAGCAGTAGCGTCAATGATTACTTCCTCTAAGAAAATGAAGGAAGCTATCTCTGGCGTAACAGGTGTATTTCTAGGTATTGATTGGGATGGCCTAATCGGTATAGGTCCTGATTTTGGAACTCTAGCTGAAGCCCTAGGCGGGCAGAATGTTGATGGTTTGACTGCGAATCTTGGCGAAATGATTAATAATGTAGCTGCTGGGCGTAATGTAGTAGCCAATTTCAATTCTGCTGGTACTCTACTAATTGATACATATGAAGCAGGTACCATAAAGTCTGAAAATATGGCTAGTGCTTTCGAGCATTTGGTTGACGTTACTGGCGAATACATAAATAGCCTACAAGGTCTAATCAATCAATACGAAGATTCTCTGAAAAAGATTAGTGACATGCTTCGTAATGCCCGTCAAGGTGTTCTTAGTGCTCTAGAACAACTAAAAGATACGATCATTAATAGTATACAAGGAGTAGTTACCACTTCACAGACCATTCTAAAGATATTTGATGATACTCTGTTTGGTGTTGCAAAGAGTGGAAATGATCTTTTTGACTTACAAGATAAAGCTAAATCCTCTCTTGCCGACACTACCAAAGCTGTTTTGGATTTTGAGAAAGCAAACAATTTGAGCGGAAGAACTGCTGCGGAAGCCACTGCCGACCTTAACGATGTAAATGCTCAAATTGCTGCCCTATCTGCTCTTGATCCCGCTGCTTTTGGTCTGTCTGAGTTCCTAGAGCTTAGCCGCTTGATGAGTAAGCAGAGGTTCCTACAAAATGAATTAAGCACTCTTCAAAGCGTAGAATCTGAGTATAAAGAGCTTATTGAAAAGAGAGCAGGAGCGCAAGAGGACTTAGCATATGTCGAGGCAACCATTATCAGCTTGGGAGATAGTTTGGTAGATACTCGCCGTAAAGAAAGCGATATTATACAACAAACTCAAGATGCTACTAATGCATTCGTAAAAGGACAAGAAGATCTACTAACTATTACAGAAATGCTAGCCAATGCGAACTTTGATCTTAATCAGGCTCGTATTGACGAAACTGACTCTGTGTATAAGATGGCTCAAGCTCTTGCTCAACTACAAGAGAATACTAACAATGTGAACCAAAGCTTTGACTTTATTATCGGGCAAGATTTCTTGCCTGCTATAGTAGAGACTGCAGTTAACAATGCCAAGCAGCTATACAGCCATCTAACCGAAGCTGAGCTTATTCCTATTCTGGCTGATGTAGAAAACTCTGCTAGAAGCGCTGCTCAAGGCTTTATTGATCTGGTAGACTCTATCAATACTACTTTGGGCGGATCTGGTTCTTCCTCTTCTGGCTCTATCGAAGTCGGTACTCTAACTGATCGCTTTAAGGACTTTAGCATCGATCTGATTAAGTATTTGGATCAAGAAGGCCTAGCTATATTCTACGGCCCTGGAGGCGTGTTTGAGGAATTTAGAGATGCACTATACTCTACTCTAGTTCTTAATGGTTTTGGGGCTCTAACTATGCCTGGAGGACCACTAGAGAACTTCAATACCTACCTAAACCTAACAGGGAAGGTTATTGATGATTTAGTGTCAAGCAATGCAACCTTGAACCTAGAGTTTGAAAAGATTGAAACAACTCTAGGGCCCATGATCGTAGCTTTGGGAGAAACCGAAAGTAAATTGAGCATTATGTCTTACGCTCTTGCCATAACTGGAGATGCGGTAGATAGTGCTCAAATAGGCATAGAAACCATTAATACTGCTTTCGGTATTTTCTCTGCTAGTATTACAGAAGGGCTGATGGCTAGAAGCTTGGATATTGTCTCTACACAAATTCCAGACTCCATAAATACTCTACATCAAAACATATTCCTTCTAGGCGCAACCTTGGAGGATCTGAATATTACAAACTCCATGGAAGAAGCAGTAACTAATATAAATACTAATATTGGCTTGCTTAATACTACTCTGGAAAGCATTAATGTGGCAAATATTGTTACTAGTGTTGGAGATGTAGTAACTTCTACTTTCGAGGATCTAGGAAGCAATACATCTAACTCCTTAATTAATTTTGTAGACAGATTCAGAGCTCAAATTGATGATATGTCTAATCCTACTTCCTTGGCTTACTACTTATACAATCTAGATTTGTCAGGGGCAATCTCTAGTGCTACAAGTACTCTAGATCAAGTATCTATGAGCACAACTCAGGCTGTAGAAGCTCTTATCGCCGTATTCTCTGATAATTCCAACGATAAGATTCAAAACGTAGTAAATAGCTTGAATCATTTAAACGAAGTAGTAACAGCGATCAATAGTGAAGCAGGTCTTAATGCTATGCTTAACGAGTTTGATGCGATTTCCAACGACCTATCTGGAAATATCTCTGTTCTCACTCAGAATGCAGCAGCTCTGCGCGATGAGCTATCTTCTCTACTAGGATCTGATGGAACTCTAACTGGAATTAAGGCAGCATTTACTGGCGTTGCTCAAGATTTTGCAGATGCTTGGGATACTTTCAGAACCAATATAGATCTGGCTGCTCCTGATTTTACAGTTTATACCGAAGTCAGAGGTGAACCTGCTCTATCTACTGCTGATAAGAATAACCTAATGCAGATTGCTACCAACACTAGCGTATTCCCGCGTATTGTAGGCGCAACCTATGATTATATAACTCCTTCAGGTGCTCGTCCTGGATATGCTACTGGTGGTCTTGTTGAAGGTCCCGGTTCTGCAACTAGCGATAGCATTCCGGCTAACTTGTCTAATGGTGAGTTTGTGGTTAACGCTGCAAGCACCAGAGCTCTAGGCACTCGTGTTCTAGAGTATCTAAACACTTTTGGCCGTCGTGGCGATACTATGCTAGCCCATATTAACCCGCAAGAAGCTAGACTGCTAGAGCTTATGGGAGGTGCCGGAACAAAGAATCCATTCACAGGCTTTAGAGAGTACTACCCGGACGCAGGAGCTATCGGTAATATATTCTCTGCCCAAGAGGCTGACCTACTATGGAAGACTTATAACGAGGACTTCCTAAAAGGCGCTACACCACACAACTCAAACAATAGTAAGTGGGAAAGCGTATTTACAGCCCTAACAGGAATAAGCAATTATAAGGGCACTCCTTCTACTAAGATTGAAGGAAATATGATGACTGGAGCACAAGCAGGAACAATACAAAAATGGACTAATGCTATGGCTCTTATGTCTAACGAGATTCTTGATGCTCGTGGCCATAAAATGCTAACAGAACTGCAAAACTCCTTTGGTCTCATTACTAGATTCTCTAACATTCTAGGCCCCAAGTATTATGACAACTCACATAAAAACTATCTAAGAGGTTACGACCCTAGCCTACTGTTTGATAGGGGTTATGGTGACGCGGCTATGAGTTATACGTATACTACTGCTGGAGCCAGAATGAAAGCTACTGGGCCCACTGCAGGACGTACTAACCAAGTTCTAAATTCTATAACTGGAGCAGATCTTCCTGTTGCTGCTGCTTCTAGGGATGCCATTAAGACGGCTCTAGATAAGATTAACGAGTCTGGTGTTTTCACAGACTTCTATATGCTTCAGAACACCAACGGAAAGAGACCTTCTGCTCAATATCTATCCACTGGCGGCTTGGTTGATAAGGAATTTGCTAACTCTGTTTTACGTGATAGTGTCAATGCAAAACTAGAACCCGGTGAATTCGTGCTCAAGAAGCCAACAGTAGATAAACTTGGTGTTGATGCTCTTCATAGGCTTAATGCTACTGGAAATATGGATAGTGAAGTTAATATTGAGCTAAATGTCAATAACAACGGAACTAACCAAGAAGTAGTAAGCTATGAAGCCAGAAGAAGAGCAGACGGCAAAATTGTAGTGGACGTTATTCTAGACGATATCAGAAACAACGGGCCAATTTCTAAACAAATAAGAACATTGAGAAAATAAAATGTATCCAGATAACGTAACAAGCAACATAAACTCAACTATCTATTCTTTAGCTGATAGAAAACCTGATAGAGGCTTCACTGTAGAAAGTTCTTATCAGTCTACTATATTTACTTCTCAAAGTGGATACGAAGCTAGAAGAGCTAAGAGTAGGCGCATAAAAAGAACCATTCCTTTGACATATACTAACGTAATGGGGCCTTATAAAGTTGCGCTTGAAAACTTTTATAGAGATATGCTCGGAGAAACAGAATCTTTTGATTTTGATTTGACTCACGTTGGACAATCTGGTATTATTAGAGTACGATTTTCAGGGCCCATTAATGTAAAAGAAGTATTCTCAACTTTGGACCCTGAAACTAGTATTTATTCCATTTCTCTAACCTTGTCGGAAACTTATACCTAATGACTACCCGAGCTTATGATTTCGCAATACAACTAGCTAATGCAGCACATTTTTCCGTCTCTGATGTATTAATAGGAACAACCTCTAATACTGTCAGTGAAATTGTGTCAATAGCAGGAAACGTAGCTAAAGTTAGGTTGTCAAATGTTCTTTCTAGCTATATATCTGGAGAAACCGTTTATAGTAATGCAACTCTTTTATATACTGCAAACGTAATAAGCACCTATAACTTTAGCGTCGATGGTTATACTTATTTGTTGCCCGAATTTCTAGATACTCCTGTTCCTGATTCTATCTTAGTCTATGTTAATAATGAGTTAATAGATAAGGGCATGTACACAGTAGCTCCGCCAAAAATAACTCTATCTCCTGAATACTTTGAGTTAACTAGCGTGGAGCCCTTCTCAGACGCAGTCCAGATACAATTTGCTATAGGAGAAACGGGTGCTGGTAGGTTTATTTCTTCTAATGCTTACGGTGAAATTACTACCGGTTCTAGCACTATAACTAGTATATCAGGGAATCCATATATTGCAGAAAAGAATAGTACTGTCCAAACTCCTATTGTTAAGCTATATACTATTTACTACCCTGGAGAGTGGTATCCTATAGCTAAGAGTGGAAATCCTGGAGCTGATGGAGAAGGCTTTCCGTGGCCTGTTGGATTCCCTCTCAGATTCGCAGAGTTTATAGGCGAGGAATATAGTGACTTTGATTATTCAGTTATTTCTGGAAACATAGCATATAAGACTGTTGCTATGAACGGTTCTGACATCTCACAAGAATCTTCAGGTAAAATTTCTAGTACTTCAATAGAGATAGCTAACTTTGACGGCAGTATAGTTAAACTGGTTGAAAATCCTAATCTAGTCGGTTTTAATGCTAGTAATTCTACAGTAGCTATGGTTAACGGAGACTTGCTAACTAATATTGACCCAGCTACTGTATTTGGTAATCTTGCTTACGATCCTGTTATTGCGCAAAAGAGAGGAGCAAATGCAGCGCATACTTATGAATCAACTGTATCACTAGGAGAAATTTGGACTCCGCTAAAGGATGATACCCGAGACTTGTTGGGAGCTGTTGTGGAAATAAAGCTCACTTATGCTAAATTTTTGGATTTTTGGCCTGAGTACTCTATTGTATCCAGTGCTAGTGCAAACACTGTAGATGTGAGAAATGCTGCTCCTTATCGTATTGGAGATTCAGTAAAATACAGTTCTAATGTAAATGGAGTCCTTAGCGTTATTACCGATATTGTTGATAATACTCTATATCTAAGTAACACCATAACTCCGCAAATAGGAGATAGGCTATACATACAAAATTTTGGTGCTGATCCTGATAGCTATGTTAAGTATGTTTTCAATGTGTCCAGACTAGAAGAAGTTAATGAATTAGTAGCTAAATTTGAGCTAACTAATTGGAGTCAGAATTTCAATAAAGAGATTCCTAAGCGTAAATTCTTTGGAACCTGTCCTTGGAAATACAAAGGGGCTGAGTGCAAGTATCCGGGATCAGGTGTTGGAACTATAGTAGGATCTGTTCCACTTGTTTCTGCGAATGGTTATTTCACTATTGACGACCAACCAACTAATAATCCCGCAGAAGATGCTTGCTCCCACACGTTGAGAGGTTGTATGCTTCGCCATAACCTAATAAACTTTGGTGGATTTATAGATGAATAAGTTAATAGAGCTAATGGGGAATCACAGTATAGCCGCTCTACCAAATGAGGCTTGTGGTATAATAACTAAATCTTTTGAGTATATTCCTTGTAAAAATATAAGCCCTACTCCAACTAACTCGTTTATTGTTGATCCTATGGAGATATATAAGAATAAGGGCAATATATGGGGCTTCTTTCATTCGCATCCTTACAAATCCGATCCAGTTCCTAGTTTAAATGACTTGAACAGCGCAGCTCATAGAGAGTATAAATTCATAGTTGGTTTTGCAGATGCATTCTATATATACTGGAATGATAATAACAATTTAAGGTTTGAGACGCTAGATGAATGTCACTTTACAGCTTGATTCTATTTTTGGGATTGACGACTTTACTATTGATGTATCTTCTTATCGAGATATAGTGTCTGCGCTTATCAATCTTTTTCCTCACAAGAATCTATCGTCCGAAAAGTTAATATTTATAGATGACGAAAGGATTGTAACCAAAGAATTACTAGACTTTGCTCCAAAAGCTGACATAATACAGGTAGTTCCTATGATTTCTGGTGGTTTGGACTCTAGTTTTGATTCACTAGGCAACTTGACTCAATTTTACGGAACCAACACTATTCTTAGCTCTGAAGAAATAGCTATATCTGGTCTTAGTAAGCGTATCTTGGACTCCAGTCTATTCGGTAAGGTTCAGACTGCTTTTGACATATCCTTAAGAGCAGCTAATAGAGAAAAAGGTGTCAAGGAAGATACTAATGATCCGACTACTGGTTTTGGTAGTTTATCCCTAACATCTATCAAAGGACAAGCTATTCCTTTGCATTTCGGATTAGTTCGAGTTAGTGGATCTGTAATAAACCAATACGTAAAGCATATACAAAGGGGTGGTATTGATAAAGTAAATATCGACGACTATGTGACTTAATGAGATTCTGGCAAATAAACGGCGAACAAATACCTTTTATCGCAGGAACTAATAGCGATTATTTAGGCTCTAGTATTTCTGTGGGCTTTAATACGACTCGGCCTTTTAGTACAGATAGCGGTAAAAGTACTGATATTTTGTTTACTCAAATAGCTTTAGGGGAAGGTCCTATCTATCGTATCAATCCCAATGGTCCCCAAGATATTGAAATTGATGATAAGTATATAGATGACCTTATAGATTTTACTACTAACATGCCCAAGAAGGATACTTTTGCTTGTGCATACAGTACTGGGACTCTCAACCCTCCTTCAATGCCTTCCTTCTTTAATGAAATTGTAAGACCTATCACCTTCTCTAGCCCTATTACCTTAAAGAGTGGTATATCTCTAGATTCGCAGATACAAGCTCCTCCTGAAGTATCTGTTCAATTAATGCCTCTGCTAACTTCTCAGTCTATAGATACGATTGATGCTTATAGGTTCAAATTCAATATATCCAAGCTACAAAGCACGGGGCCGTCGGGAGCACAGCCTGCACAGCTAAGTCTTGTTGCTTTAGTTCACCCTATCAATCAACTTACAGATATAACTCAATATATAGCAGGTAGTGGTCTAATTATTAATAGCTTGGTCGAAGGATCCATGGCTGCGGAAATCGAAGTAAAGATTCCAGCCAATAAAAAGAATGCTAATGGGTACAAAGTAACAGTTTTAAAGGTTACTGAAGACATAGCAGAAGAAGGCTTTGTGTCCGAGGTAGATTTTGTTGGTATTGACGAGATACGCACTCTTAACCAATCTTTTCCTAGAACTGCTGTTGCTGGATACGTAATCAAGTCTTCGGATTTTAGAACAGGAGCCGTGCCTCAATATACTTCTCTAGTTAAAGGACTACTAGTAAAGGTTCCATCCAATTATAACCAACCTGTTTTAGATTCTGGTGAAATCGACTGGAGACAAGTAGAAACGCCTCGTGAAGGGATTCTGTCTATTGAAAACACAGGATACAAACTCCAAGATGACTACCAAAATACTAAATATAATCCACAGATTCAGATTTATAAAGGAATATGGGACGGTAAGTTTAAATGGGATTGGACAGAGAATGGAGTGTGGCATATATATCACTTGCTTACAGACCCAGTTCACGGCCTAGGCTTCCCAGAATCTAGCATAGACAAGTTCAATTTTTATTTGACTGCTCAATACAACGATGCAGTAAACTCCCAGACTGGTATATTTGAGGGAGTATTGGGATATGCAGATGGAACCTTTAGATACAAGCCTAGAAACTTCTTAACAGACCATAAGGATGTATTATTAGGCTTGCCGGAAGGAACTAAAGTAAAAGAGCGCCGTTTTGTTACTGGTATTACTATTGCGGATAGATCTAGTGTTGTAGACGTCATTCAAAGTATTGCTGCTTCCATGAGAACTACTCTCTCTATGGTGGGTAATAGATTCGCTTTTATTGCAGATAAGGACAACTTACTCCCTCAAGCCATCTTCAACGAAACAAATATCGAAGACGGTTCCATGTCTATTTCTGGAATACGAGAAGAAGATATAATTAATGGAGTAGAGATTACCTTTACTAACTTTGGTAACCACTTTAAAAAGGAAACAGTAGTCCTAGATATCCCCAATGCTTTTACCGAGAAAGAAAATAGAGCATCTGTGGAAGTAGCTGGCTGCTCTCGTAAAAGTCAAGCTTTAAGATATGGTAACTACACGCTTTTGAGTAGTAGATATAGCAAACGTAAAACACAATTTAGCACTTATTCTACTGCTAGCGATTTATCCATTGGCAGTATAATATCTGTATCTCAAAAACACGTAATGGACTTTGGATATGGTGGAATTATACATGCTGATAGTTCTAACACGTCTATGGAGTTAGAATATATTACTGTGCCCGAGTTAACCGAATCAGTACTAACAGCTAATACTTTACCATTAGTGCTCAAAGTATTCTCTCAGGAAACAAACAATTTAGATTACTATTTGGTGAGCAATACATCTTTTAGCTTTTCTTCTTCCGATATGTCTGTGAAGGGAAACAATATAATTCAGCTAAATGCGCTGTCTCAATTAAATAAAGTAACAAAAGCATTCGAACCTATATCTTCTTTTAACAGACCTCCAAAATATAAAGACTTGTGGGCATTAGGAGAGATAAATCCAAACGATGTATATGAGTCTTCGTCTGATAAGTTATTTAGAATTGACGCTATAACTACTACTGCGGATAATAAAGTAAGTATAGCTGCTACCGAGTATAATCCAAAATTGTTACGAGACGTAGATAATTCGGCATCCCTCATTAGTTCACTTACTGCTAAAAATCAAAGCTTTATTACTCCTCCAATCCCCGTAGTATCCTTAGCTAGCATTCCGTCAAAGACTAATGAAGGAGTAATATCTTATAATGTGCTTATTTCTACGGCTACCAACACTCAAGGCTATACTATTCCAGTCAGCACATTAGTAGAGTATGGTGTTGTAGATGATATTTTTGAAGTAACTGGGCAGACTGAACTATGAAACTAAAAATAAATACAAATACGGATAAAATAGCTAATGCCTCAGTTATGGTTTATGCAGGCAAGAATGGCTTTAGAACTACTTTTGGTAGCTCTACGGCTCTCTGCACAGGCTTCACGCAAAATCCAGTGCAAATTATACTCAATATTGAACACTTGGATTATATATACGATGACTTTTTTGGTCTGAATAGTAAATCAAATGTGTATATAAAGGTTCCGATCAAACAGTACGCAGACGGGACAGGACAATTTGGGTCTATTGGATACTTAGATACTAGTTCCGGCATGGACTTGGAAATACTAGAAGCAGATAAAGCAAGTAACACAATAACAGTTTTAAATTCACAAAGTAAAGATGGAACTCTTGCTCATACGTTTTTAGAAGTTACGCCATTCAAAGTAGAATTGTTTCAGCCTTCTACTAACAATAAATACTACGTTCAAGGCAATTTCAAGCCTATCAAAACAACGTATAATGCAGAAGGTATAATTGGTTCTTATACTATTCCGTTAAAATGTTTTCCTCAGTCTAGAAGTGAGATTACTGTATTAATTACTCTTATAGTTCCAGCTAATAGTGAATTGATTGAGTGCTATGTTGCCTCTGAAAAACCGCCTCCTATAGAACTGGGTGATAAGATAAGTATACCAGGATTAAGCTCTACTCTTACTGTTAATGGAGCTAGTTATATATCTTCATCTGATATATACAATCTAGATATGCTTAGAAATAGGAACTACTATATTACTACAAACGAACCAGTAAAGGATGAGTTTTTAGGGTATCAAGTAGTAAACATATCTCCAAACTTAGAAGGAACAGTAACAGAAGTTGATAGCTCATATATAGTATTAGAAGCTGATGACTATCCTTACAAGTACTCTCTTGCTAACTTCTATCCTTATTACCTATACAACAAAAATAAGGTAAAGCTAACTCAAGGTAGGTTAGACGAGTTTGGTAGACTTATTGATATTGCTCCTGGCAATTATCTTATCAATGCTACAAATATAAATAGATATAATAGATTGAGTCCAGTAGTAAGTAGTTTGCTTACTATTGAGCCTCTACGCCTGTCCAAAGTATCCAACATAGAAGTGGAAGAAACTATAACAATCGACACTACTGGAGGAGCTACTATCAACGCTATTATTAGTTTCCCGCCAGTTAGAAACGTTGATATAGATGAATACGAGATAAAGTATAGAATCATTGAACAAGATAAACCAGTTCCTAGCGTGTATACTACTAGATTGGCTGCTCAAGATACTGAAGCAGATAGAATACGTCTGATTATTAACAACTTGACTAGAGGTAGATCAGCAGGCAGTAACTTGTTGGATATTATTGTTACGCCAAAGAAGGGAGAATATAGAGGTTTCAGTTCTCTGCATACTCACCCTCTTGTAGGTAAAAAAGATAAGCCTTCTGGTCTCTCTAATTTCAACGTAGCACAACAAGGCGATACACTGCTATTTACTTGGGTCTTGGCTATTAATATTGACGGCTATCTCACTGACCCTGATACTAACGAAATAGAAATTAGAGAGTATCAAGGAGCCATCACAGACTTTACTAGAGAGTCTATCGAGGCAGCATGGTCTGTGGCTATGCCTGCTTTCCGAAAGACATCCAAGGACTCTGGTTTTATTGCTCCCGTAAGTAAGTTTGGAGACTACACTTATCTAGCCCGTGTTCGTGATACTTCTAATATTGAGAGTGAGGACATAGCGGTAGCTTACGTTGCTACTAAGAGGCCCTCAATGTCTAAAGTCTACAAAGCATATAACGAGACCAATGCTGCCATATCTATTGCTTCTAGAGACGGGGCTCCTTTTCCTAACTCTAATGTCTATGCAGAATTACCTTTCCCTAGCCTAACACAATCCCTAAACAGCGGTCTTGTGATGCCCTCTAGTACTTTCGTGGATAATGCTAATGGATCTTCCCAAGGCTTCTCTGTTCAGGTAGGGACAAACCAATTAACTAGTGCTCATAACGAGGTCTCTGAGTACATAACACAAATCAGAGATGTTGGATCAGTAATAACAGGAACAATACGAGTAAACCCAATTATCTCTGTTTCGACTACCAACTTCACGTTCAATGCTCAGAAAAAGATTATTGTTACTGGAGTGTCTGATCCGCAATCTTCTCAAGGTCTTCCCGTTGAAGGATCTATACTGGTTGACGCTAGCGGGCCAGGTATCGGCTCTTTACTAGGATTCAACAACTCTAATGCTGCTTTAGCTACTTATAACGCATTTCACGGCACCTTAACCAGTGGGGGAGCTTATGGAAATGTGTTCGCCATAGCTAGCACAAGTAATACTACAGCTAACGCTAATAGTTTTGCTCTAATTGCTGGTATAATAAACGAAAATGCTATTAGATTAGGGCAAGTTTATGATGCAGACGGGAATCCTACTGGTAGCAACAACTTCTCTAACGTATCAATGTCCGGTAACTCCTATCACCTTATAGACTTATTGCAATTCGGAGACCCAGAGGGATCACTAACCTTTTTGGGCCCAGAGACTAGCGTGGTTCAAAACGTGTACGTTCGTTACGCTACTGATAATGTGTTTTATACTGCTGCCGCTAATGGAACTTCTGGACCGCATGGAAACGTTAATTCTAATGCTTTTGTTGGCGGTCAGTATGATTCAGAGTTAGCATATAAAGCATTCGTTCCCGGACAACTTACATTCCGTTATTTTCAGATTAGATATAGAGCACAGAATAAGCTGCCAGACATCTCAGAACTAGAGCTTGGGCACTTGAGTTATACTGTGGATGTACAATCAAAGACATTTACTAAACAAGTCGCAGTAAATGATGTTAACGGAGTTACTATTGATTATTCTAGTACCGAATATATTGAACCGCCAAATGTTACTGCTACCTTGATTAATGCTGATATTTCTTATAGTTGTTCTGTGTATGAAATAACTAATACATCCTGTAAAATAAAAGTATTCAACTCTCAAACAGGAGATGCAGTAGATACTCAATCAGTTAATATTGTAGTTATCGGAATATGAAAAAAGCGCCCAATTGGGCGCTTTTTTATTAAAACTCTTCTGCTTCGGAAAAGAATGTTGCATCAAAATAGCTTCGTAATTCTGAGATACAACCGATGTAGTCAGTTCCTTGGAATACTGCGGGCAAGCGCTTGGTATTGTAGTTAATAGCCAGTTTACGCTGCCAGTCCATATTGATAGGAATGTATTTATAACGTTCCTTGTGGTCCTTTAGAATCTGGACTGCTTCTTTTGTAAATTGGCAATCAGACATTCCTATAACCGTCCACGAATAGTTAGAGTCAGTATCTCTAATTCTCTTCTCTTGTGGAACGTCAATGTTTATGTCAGGCCCTGTATTTGTATCCTTGTTAATAGGCTTCATATTTGGTTTTAGTGTTACTTCTTTCATTAATTGCTCCTGTTAGTGTAATTATCTATTTGGGGGAATATTTCACCAATGACTTCAGCGCAAGCAAGAGCGATTTGTTCGTGTTCTTTTTGAGTTCCGTTGGCTGATCTCAATTCAATATAGTGTATCCAAGTACGTAAACTAGCCTTCATGTATAGCTTAGACTTAGTTAGGCCCTCTGGAAGTACGACTCTAGCGCATTCCTTGGCTATATTATTTGCAATGGCCCATTCATAATCTTCATTTACTTGCTTAAGGAGAGCTAGTTGTCTGTTTTCCCACTCTAGCTGAACTTCGTGAGGCAGGTCATCAATAGAATTTTGCCTGTTTTCAGTATCTTGCCTTCTTGCAGCTCGCGTAACGAATTGATTAGAGATTGCATAACGCCCTGACCATTCTTGAAACGACGCACTCCTATGTCTTAGCATCTGTCGTCCAATATCTCTAGCTGTATTAATCTCTAGCGTCACATCTACCATTTCCAAAGGAGACCAGTGTTTATGCTTGATGAGATAATTAACTAGTTTTTCAGCATTTAGGTTTTTAGTCTGTGAATTTGGACTAGATACTCTTGCACAATAGGCAACTAGTTCTAAAGGTGACCCAATTACTTCTTCGTCTACTACATAATCGGGAACTTGGGTATACGAAACAAGCCTAACATTGGCCCAGTCATCATAAAAGTCTATCATTGTTTACTCGCGTTGTTTAGGATTTCCATTATATTGTCGGATTGTGCGTAAGACAGGGCGACGGTATTATAATCTTTCAAGTTCATTAGCTTTTCATATAGAATGAGAGATTCTTTGCCTGCATTGAGATTTGCAATATACTTTGCTTTACCCTTGATAGGCAACGCTTCTATTAAATCACGTAATGAACCAAAATCTTTTATAAGCGCTGTCGCCCGTTTTTCGCCAATCCCGTCAATTCCGTTAATATTGTCTCCCTTATCTCCTTCAATAATACGCATCCACATATATTCCATAGGAGTAAGATTGTATTTCTCTTTAAGGCTGGTTACAGTTATTTCCTTACGAGAGAATATGTTGTAAATTTTAGTCTTGGAATTAAGCAGCTGATACAAGTCTCGGTCACTAGAAATGATCCACGTAGTATCAAAATCAGAATTAAGTGCTAAGTAGGCAATCAAATCGTCTGCTTCTACTCCCTTAAACCTATAATTATCAAAAGGCAGGCTATCAATAATTTCGTTTAAGCAGTCAAAGAAGGCTTCATATCTTTCCTGTTCTTCTTCCGTTCTTTCTATATCTCTGTTAGCTTTATACTCCGGAAATATAGTTTTACGATAAAGACTGCCGCTATCGAATGTGCAGATAATTTTCTTTGCTGAATAACTCTTTCCCAGAGAAGTGATAGTCTTCACATAATCATCGTAGTAGTTATCAAAGTTAGGTCTGTTGTAGTAACGATAGGCCAAGTTATTACCATCTACAATTAACAGGTTCTTTCTTTCTACTTCTTGGATTTCTTTCTCTACCGAAAACTCTGATAGATCATCCCATTCTTTTCCCATTATCTCCCTTTCATGCGCTGCCCAAACTTTAGTTCTAGGCGGTTAATTAATTCTGCTTCTTTATCGGTTATTGTGTATTTATTTGTACTAAATGCCTTGTAGTACTTATTAAAAGCTTTTTTATCGTCGCAGTAATCATTCTCTGTGATGCTCTCTAAAATAGGATAATCACTTACTTTTATACGCTGCTTTTGCATGTTGTAACCACTCCTCGAAGAAACCCATTGTAAAACTTCTTCCGTGTGCCTTAACTTCTATATACTCGTCTAATGTCACCAAAGGATCGCTCCAACAAGCATATATTTTACTTCTGTCCCATTTGTATACTAGTAAGGGATATTTTTCCATTACTTTAGCTTCTCGCACTGTCTGATCCCAAAAGGATAGTAGTAAATTCGATTTTGCAGATAGTATATTATTCCACGGAACTTCTTTGTGGTGTTTTGCTTCTATACACCATGGGAAGTCTGGCAACCAAGGAGAGTATACATCTCCCTTTAGGTATGCCAGTGCTCCCGAAAGAGGAACTCTCTCAAATTTTGTATCAAAGGTCTTAGAAAACTGATCTCTGACAGTATACTCGAAAGCCCTTCCTTTAGTCTTGCTTGGGTTAGCCATAGTTATTATTCTCCTAAGAACCATATTACACTACGGCTAACCATTTGTCAAACTATATTTTAAATGATTCTAAAAGTTGCTGCTTACCCCCAATATGAACCCCGTCAACAAAAATTTGAGGAACAGATCTCACGTCAGGAATACGCTCAAATAGTTCTGCTCTCTTTACTATATCCTTTTCTATATTGTATTCTATAAAATCTAGTCCTTGTTGAGTCAGCACGTGCTTAGCTTCCACACATGCTGGGCAATTTGTTTTACTATATACTTCAATCATCATTCTTTCTTCCTTTATATCTCGCAACCTGTTGAGTCGCAGAATTTATTTGATTCAGCATTCTCACCTTCCTTATTAAGAACTGAAAAGTCTAGAGGAAGAAGTGTGTCCATATAAGCTTGAATTTCCTCTCTGGGTGCAGGAGTATAAGGAGCTTGTGCATACCCATGGTCCATAGCTGGCAGCAAACTTACTCCTTTCAGTTTGGAGTCGAAACAGCTTAGTGCTCGCGCAATTTGACTCTTTTCGTGTTCTTGAAAGGTAATTGTGATAGATACTTGGTTATCTGCCCAATAGTGCTGCATATCGGCAGCATTAGCAAACTGCTCCCAGATACTAACATCATTTTTGCTGATAGTTCCTTCTGGCAGTAATACTGGGAAGTAAACAACCCTAGTACGTATTGGATCGCTAACTGCCGGTTCTATCCTATAGTTTGCTTTTTCTAGCATGTTGACTAGTGGGCTATTAGCAGCTAGCCTAACTAAACGATAGTAAGAATCTGCTTCCGCATAGTGTATTCCAGGAAGAGCTCCAGCTACGAGAGACACCGTGCCGCTTGGCTTCACAGAAGTACTCTTAATGCTGTTGGGCACTCCTAGCCACTCACTATATTTCTTATCTACATACCTAATATAGTCATAGGCCTGATCGCAAAATACGTCGAGATACTTTCTACGCCCAAACTTAAGGATAGCTTCTTGAATACCACTTTGGCTAGTTCCAATACGTCTATTACGCTTGATAATATCGTTGGTTTCCGTCCAATGGGTAGGAGCCAATGTAACTGTCTTAGCATATAGATAGGCAAACTTTAAGGAACGCTGAAAATCCCAGTAATCGTCATGCTTTGCAGGGTACGTTTCCACCAAGCAGCACAGTTCGTATGGTTCTAAGGTTTGCTCCAGACAGTTATGTGCGATAATACCATTACCACTAAATCTGTGAACTTCCTCAATAGTGCAATCAAATACTTCTTGCACTGTAGAAATACGAATATCCTCAATCTTAGAGAATCCACCATCAACAATTAATACGTCTCTAATAGTTAAGTCGCCTAATTCTACCCACGTACCGTCTTCCTTTAAGAATTTATGATTATCAGTTGCTTCGATCTGCATTCCATTTTCAAGCGTTAATTCATAAGTTTGTTTAACGCCGGAACTCCAGAATCCTTCTTCTGAGGATTCGTAAGGCTTACCATCTACAATAGCTGTGAATTGCTTTCCGATTAGATCCTTAACCTGAATTTTACCTTCAGATGTATTAATCCAAGTATCGCCAGAAACACAAGGATTTCCTCCCTTGGCGCGATGATCCTTAAAGTCGGGGTCATCTTTCATACGGCTATACTTTTGCATATTTTCGAGCCATGCTAATCCGGGTTCTCCGCCATATGCTATTTGTCGAGCGATCTTTGTATAATCCATCCCTACTTCAGCAAAGATAGAGTTATTAGAGGCCCAACGCCAACCACCAAATTTGTAAGCCCATGTTTCGGAAGCATATTTTTCGGCTATTGTGGTTCTAGCATCAAAGTCCTCGTTGTACCTATTATATTCTTCTTCGTTTATTTCTTTCAGTTCATCAGGTGCTTTCGCTCCAAGTTCTACACCAAACTTTCTCCAATCCTTTAATTGCATAAACTGTTTGTCATTTGGCTCACTAAAGGCTATCTCTGCCGTATTGTGAACTAAGAGTCCGGGTCCTACAACAAACTCATTGACTTCAGGTACCGAAATGTCATATGTGTCAACAACTACACCTTCACTAGTTACGGATTTTACTTCTACTCCTTGTAGCACTTTGTCCGAATCTGAAATAATAGGAGTAACAATGTAGCCTCCATCAGTTGCAGTCAAAGATGATTGATGTC